CAGTCTAACGTTCGCCGAGGTTCTTTCGCTGGTTATATGCCAATCGAACACCCTGACATCTTAGAGTTTCTTCAAATACGTAGTGATGGTAATCCTATTCAGAACATGTCAATTGGCGTAACAGTCACTGATAAGTTTATGAAAGAAATGATTGATGGCGATAAAGATAAGCGTAAGATTTGGGGTAAGGTTGTTCAAAAACGTTATGAGAGTGGTTATCCTTATATCATGTTTAGTGATACAGTGAATAAGAATAAACCAAAGGAAAGCGATAAGATCTATGCATCCAATTTGTGTTCTGAAATTTGCTTATCAACAACTGAAGAAGAATCATTTGTCTGTTGTTTATCATCTATGAATCTATTACACTATGAAGAGTGGAAAGAAACAGATGCTGTACAAGTTCTTACTCGTTTTCTTGACACTGTAATTGAAGAGTTTATTGATAAGACAGAAGGTTTACCATTTATGGATGCGCCTCGTAAGTTCTCAATAGAACAACGTGCACTTGGAATTGGTGTACTTGGATGGCACTCATTCTTACAGTCTAAGAGTGTAGCCTTCGAGAGTTTAGAAGCTAAGATGCTAACCAATCAGATCTTTAGTCATATGGAAAGTGAAAGCTTGGCTGCTTCTGCTGAAATGGCTAAAACACATGGAGAACCTGAAAAGCTTAAAGGATCAGGTCGTAGGAATATGACAACGCAAGCAATTGCACCTACAACTTCAAGTTCTTTCATCCTTGGTCAAGTATCTCCTAGTATTGAACCACTAAATAGTAACTACTTTGTCAAAGATTTGGCTAAAGGCAAGTTTACATATAAGAATCCACATCTAAAGGAAGTATTACATAGCTACGGCCACGATACACAAGATGTTTGGAGATCCATTCTTGTAACAGGCGGGAGTGTTCAACACCTTATGTTCTTATCAGATCATGAGAAAGATGTATTTAAAACCTTTGGTGAAATCTCTCAAAAGGAAGTTATTCTCCAAACAGGAATACGTCAAAAGTATATTGATCAATCACAGAGTATCAATCTTATGATTCATCCAAAGACACCACCACGTGATACAAATCAACTTCTGATTTATGCTTGGGAACAAGGTGTAAAAACGCTGTACTATCATCGTGGAACTAATCCTTCTCAAGAACTATCGCGTAATCTACTTACTTGTACGTCTTGCGAAGGTTAATATATGTACGCGGAAAAACTATATTGCGCTAGATGCAGAATTTACGTTCACATCGAATTTGACGAAGACGAATCTCCCGACTTCTTAGAACCTAACTTCTGCCCAATGTGCGCAGAAGAATTTAACGGTGAACCAGAAGAGATCGAATGGGATGAATAAATAACTCCATGTGGAGTTACAAAGGTAAAGAGTTTACTAGTGAAATGATCGGTGACAATGTAGGATTTGTCTATGTTGTTACCGATACTTCTACTGGTATGAAATACATTGGAAAAAAGAACTTCTTTTCCAAAGTAACTAAACCACCTTTGAAAGGCAAAACTCGTAAACGTCGATCTTTAAAAGAATCTGATTGGAAAACTTATTGCGGATCAAGTGAAACCGTAAAACTGATTGTAGAAGAAAACGGTTTAGACCACTTCCATCGTGAAATCATTCATTTGTGTAAATCTAAAGGAGTGATGAGTTATATGGAATGTTACGAACAAATGAACACTCACGCTCTTCTTAAACCTGAAGAATATCATAATGCCTTTTTTGGCGGAAAAATCCACCGTTCTCATCTGAAAGCTTTAGATCCTAACGACTTTAGTTGATTTAAGGGTTTACAAACTGCCTAAACTGTGGTATAATCTAGTATAGATTTAACAGAATAGGAATAGAACATTATGATAATAGTAGACTACAGCGGTATTGCGATCGCCGCAATATTTTCACAAGATCGTCCGGACGAGGTTGAAGAAAGCCTTATCCGTCACATGATACTAAACTCCCTTCGGAGATATAACGTCAAATTCAGGGATGAATACGGGCCTATGATACTGGCCTGTGATAGTACATCGTGGCGTAAGGAAAAGTACCCTCAGTACAAAGCAAAACGCAAAACAGCACGTGAGGAATCACCACTCGATTGGGGTAAATTCTTTGGGTTTCTTAATGGCATCCGTGATGAAATCGCTGAGGAAATGGCTTACCCTGTAGTTCATGTAGACCGCGCAGAAGCAGACGATGTAATTGGTGTGCTAGTAGAATCTACTCAAGAATTTGGCCAAAACGAGCCAGTCATGATTGTTTCTTCTGATAAAGACTTTATTCAACTACATCGTTATTCAAATGTCAAACAGTTTAGTCCTATGAAGCGCAACTTCTTAAAGGTCGACGATCCTGTTTACTACAAGTTCGAACACATCTGTAAAGGTGATGTAAGTGATGGTGTACCAAATATGCTTAGCGCTGACAACACCTTCAGCGATGGTTTACGTCAAACACCTTTACGTACAAAAAGGATTCAAGAGTGGTACACCGCGCTTCCAAATCTGTGTGATGAAGATGTAATGACACAAGAGCAGTATAGAAACTATTGCCGTAACAAACTTATGATTGACTTAGATTGTATCCCTGCAGATATACAAGAAAACATAATGAATAAATATAAATCTCAACAAGGCAAATCAAACAATAAAGTCTTGAATTACTTAATAACTAAAAGATGCAGCTTGCTCGTTGAGTCAGCAAACGAATTCTTTACTAAAGAAAGATAGCAGATGTGGATACACGAAATATTCGAAAAAATATGTAATGAAGAAGATCGCGATAAGCGTATAGAACTGTTAAACGAAAATGATAACTTTGTAACAAGAACGTTTCTAGCTCTCGCTTATAACGATAAGATAAAACTAGCAATCCCTGAAGGTAAGCCTCCGAGTTTTAAACCTAGATCGACAAAAGGTGGATTACCTAGCCCGACAATAAGCGAATACAGTACAGTCCTAAAACAACTTAGGTCGTGTGTCACAACTACGCAGTCAACACAACTCGAAAAAGAAGCTGCTTTTACTAAATTAGTAAATATACTTCACCCTGAAGACGCGTTAATTCTTATTGCAATTAAAGATGGCAAACTATTAACGTTTAAGAGAAAAAAGTACTCAAAGATAACAAAAAGTTTAGCTGAATCCGCATTAAAAGATGTTACATGAACAATGTTATTTACATTTGCACGATATTTGATATAATTATAGTATGATTAATTGGTTTATAGATAAAGGAAACGAACTTTTCGACAACGTTGATAAAATGTTTGTGGTTGAAACACCACCTATAGTCGATAGGCAAATGGTATTTCCATTCTATGCCGCAATGTTAGAAAAGAAATGAACGTTTTTATTTTAGATAAAGATCCTGTTATTGCAGCTCAAGATCACTGTGATAAACATGTGGTCAAAATGATTATTGAATCAGGACAGATGCTGTCAACCGCTCATCGTATGCTTGACGGTAAAGCTGAAAAGCGGCGTTCAGTGTCAGGCAAAACAATACAGCAATATTACGCTTTGCCTGACGAACGTGAAACAACAATGTACAAAGCAGTTCATAAGTATCATCCTTGCACAGTATGGACTATGGAAACCCTAGAAAACTATCGTTGGCATTGGAAACTATTCGATGCGCTTTGTACTGAATATACGTACCGCTATGGCAAAACCCATAAAACAGATACGGTTCTACGCAAAGATTTGTTCTATGCGCCAGCGAATATTCCTAATGGAAAACTAACTAAGTTTCCATTGGCTATGAAAGCAAATCCAGAATGCATGTTTGACGATCCTGTCAAATCATACCGCGCTTTTTACAAAACAAAACAAAAAAGATTCAAAATGGCTTGGTCCAAACGTGCCACACCACATTGGTTTATTACATAAAATGCCTACATACGATATACACAATAAAAAAACCGGCGAAACAAAAGAAGTATTTTGTAACTATGCCGATAAGGAAAAAACACTAAAGGAAGAAGGTCCTGATTGGGAATACGAAATGTGTGCACCAGGATTAACTCTTTCTCAAGGCGCTGTCACTTTACAGAAGCGCGCTGGTAAAGAATGGAATGATGTACTAAAAGGAATTAAGAAAGCTTCTGATCCAAAAACGTGCACGATCGAAACAGATTAGTATTATGATAAAACTTTTTTTAATATGTGCTTTAGTATACCTCACTGGATGCAGCCACAGTTCAGAGCTTAGAGAGATGCGAAGGACCAGCGATGAGTTGCACGATCTGTGGTGGAGAGGTGAGAGATGGAGTAAGGAGTTTAAAGAACTATAATATGAATTTGCAATATTTAGAAATTGGTACATCGGACTTTGATACAATAGTTCAAAAGTCAAACGATGTTGGCATGTCGGTTGAGCCAATTAAGTATTACTTAGATAGGCTTCCAAGTAAAGAAAATAATACAAAAGTAAATTGCGCTATATCTACAGACGATCAAGAAGGACAGGTAGAAGTTTATTATGTACCGGCAGAGGTAATACATGCTAACAAATGGCCGAATTGGCTGCGTGGATGTAATTCAGTGAATGACTATCACCTTCAGCACAGGAACCTCAATATTGAGAAACACGTTAAAAAAGAATTAGTTCCGCTATTATCAATTAGTAGTCTAATCAAAAACTATAACATCGAATCGATTGAGTACCTTAAAACCGATACTGAAGGCCAAGACTGCGGAATACTAAAATGCTTTTTTGAATGTATTAAGAATAATACAACACTACAACCCAATAAAATTTTATTCGAATCAAACGTTCTTAGTGTAGAGAATGATATAATCGAAATTGTTGAATTGTATAGTAATATTGGTTATAAAGTAACTCGAAATAGAACTGACACCACCATGATAAAATAGCCATATGATAGAAGTTAGATATAAACGAAAAGGCCAAAGTGAAAGATCAGTATTATTTGAAAAAGATAATCTAGGAAAAGAAGATGCTAAGCATTACGCACAAGTATTGAAAGATCACCTTAAGTCAGAT